ACTCTAAAAGACACACTCATAAAGCCTGTGAAAACAGTCATTGACACGGTAGATAAAATTATACCAGATTCTTGGACTGGAAAAAAGCCTGTAGACACATCTTGGCATGATCAACAGGTGCGCGAAGCTAATAAATCATTTGGCGTAAAGACCGACCAAGATTCTTCTGGTTCGTCACAACCGGTGCAACCCGTAAAGAAAACTACACCGGCTCCTAAAAAGTATCACAAAGGTACCGACTACGTTCCTGAGACTGGCCCCGCTGTTCTTAAAAAGGGTGAGGCTGTGTTGAACACAGCGGACGCAGGTAAATTCAGAGAGGCAAAAAACAAAATGGCAAAAGATTGGTCAGGAAATGCCAAGGATGGCCTTGCTGGCAAGACTGGTGAGAAGCCGCCCAAAAAGATTAGCCATATCGTCCATCATAAAATACAGGGTGGTGGGCATCACTTTGAGCATCATCATACACATCCCGATCATCATCCGGTGGAGCATCATTATGCTGCCGATGATGATGGTATGGTTCATCACATGTTGACTCATGCCGGTACTCCGAATCCCGGAGAAGCCGAGGCTGAGGCTGGTACCCCGGAAAATTATCAGCCCGGCGCGTCACCGAATGCGGCTATTGAAGCTGCTGCATCACCGGCTGCAATGGCTGGTCCTAGTCCTGCTGCTAGTCCTGCTGCTGGACCTACTATGGGAGCATAAAATGGCAGAAGAGACAGTAAAACTTAGTAAGCACCGCGTGGTTATGCACTTAGCGAAGGGCGGCCTTCATAAGGCGCTGCATGTTCCTGAAGGGGAGAAAATTCCTGAAGATAAACTAGAAGCAGCTACCAATAGTTCTAATCCGCATGTAAAATCGATGGCGGTTTTGGCAAAAAACATGAAAGGTTGGCATCACGGCGGGTAACTGATAGGAAAAACCATGAACTTGGAGGAGCTTAGGCGGGTAGCGGCAGAGTGTCGTGCGAATGAACACTATCAGTATTATCGGCTTCATGACGATAATGAACCTGACGGCGAATTCATGCAGCTTTCTGTTCGTAGTTTCCAGAGGTTATCAGACGAACAACAGTGTGCAGTTTTTGATAGTTGGCATAAATTTCTTTCTGAATCTGGTGACCATGCGGAACAGGTTAATGCGACCGGGGAAATGATGAGACTGCGCTTTTTGGCGCAGACTAATTTATATTTCATGTGCAAGTTGTTGGTTATATACGGTCAGGTTACGTTAGGCGCACATGAGTATATATGCAATAGTTTTTTTGTGCAGAAAGACCCCACTCTTCCTACGTTTCGTGCGTTTGCAGATGGTTACGGTGACCTGAAAAGTCGCTTGCTTTTGGTTCCTCGTGGTGGATTTAAGAGTTCTATTGACATTGCTGATTGTGTACAGTGGATTGTTTGCTATCCAGAGATAACTATAGCCATTATGACCGGAGTGTTCAAGCTCGCTACTGATTTTATTTCGGAGCTTAGAGCGCACTTTATGATGGAAGATAGCGGGAGCATAGACGAAACCACAAAAAAGCCTATTTATAGGCCATGTAAGGTTTTGGACCGCGTTACGGGAGATAAAGAGACCAGTATTTTTCAAGTTTTGTTTCCTGAACACTGTATTCCTCCCGGTGAAGGTATTCAAACAGAGTTTCAAACCGCTGCTGCTGGTGAGATAAGGGAACCGTCAGTACGGTCGGCATCTATTGAACAAGCTTTGTCTGGTGCGCACTATTGTCTTTCTCCAGATACTTGGGTCTATACCGAGGATGGTGTAAAGCAAGTTAAGAACTTTCAAATTGGAGACAAAGTTCTTACTCATAAAGGAAGGTACAGGAGGGTTGTTGCATTAAAAGAAAGATTATCAGATAGAGTAACAATCACGTTTAAGAAGATTGGAGCGTTCCCGGTTACTTGTTCGGTTGACCACCCGTTTTTGACAGACCAGGGTTGGGAAGATGCTGAAAATCTAGTAATTGGAACAAAAATTATGAGACCTGTTGTAAATGAATCTCCCTCATCCCCTATACCGCAGTTAGAATCTGTTTATAATATGTTTGGTTGGTTTATTGCAGAAGGTTCTATTCGTAATAATCAGGTTCAATTTTCAGGCAATATCGATGAAACTGAGGTTTTTGAAAATTTAGGAAAACTTTTTGTTGCATATGGAGCAGATAGTTATAGAATAAAGCAGGTTTGTGATAGAGGGATTGTTCTTTATATACGAAAGGCACCAAAAGTTTTTACTGATGTTTTTCGGTCAATGTATGTTGGGCCATGCAGGAAAAATATACCGGCATGGTTAATAAATTCTCCAAGGGAATTATTGATGGCCCTTGTTCGTGGGATGTGGTCTGGTGATGGAGATGACCGTGGTAGCCTGACAACCATATCAGATGAAATAGCTGCCGGTGCTTTAATGATAAAGCAAAAACTCGGTTTGCAACAGTCTTGCAGCGTGGCCGTTAAAGAGAATCATACTTTGCGTGTATGGGGAAATGTAGGACTATATGAAGGAAAACCAACTAACCCAAGAAACGGAAGCGACACATCTATTGTTGAAAGTGTAGACCGTGTTGGTGTGGGTTCTGTTATTTCTGTTCAGATAGAAGAGGACGAAACAATTTGCATAGTTGGTGCAGTTACACATAACTGTGTGATGAAGTTGGATGACGTGGTTACAAACGAAAACAGTTTGACCCTTGATCGACTTGCAAAAGTTAACAGGCAAATAGGCATCAATAAAGCTCTAATGCATCCGTATGGTTTTCTGGATGTTATTGGTACGTGGTATGATGAGCACGATTATTACGGCCAGATGATTTCCAAAGAGATTTCAAGTGCAGAAAGACATGGTTTGCAAGGCAACATACGTGGTTCTATTGACAGCGGGCAATTTGATAGTGCGGTTTTGGCAAAGGTACACCTTCGTGCTGCGCTTTGGCTCACAGATGAAGCCAAACGACTAGGTAAGATTGAGGAAGAGACAGTAGCAAGTGATTGGGTTATTTGGTTTCCTGAACTTCTGTCATATGATACATTGATGGGTTTGAAGGAACAAGACCCCGATGTTTTTCCAATCAAGTATCTCAATGATCCGCGTCAGGTGCATAAGATAAAGTTTCCACGTGAACTTTTGATGCGCCGTACAATTCCACAGATACAACTTCCTCAACAGGGAGTGATTGTATCGGTAGTAGATGCTGCGTATTCTTTGAAGTCATGGGCAGATTACACTGTGATTATTACTGCCCTGATTTATGGGGGTAGGTTTTACATCTTGAATATGGTCAGGGGACGGTTTAATGAGTATGAGTTGCCGTCTGTGATCGCGGCTATTGGTTTGAAGTGGAAGCCTAAGAGGATATGTATCGAAAACTCTGTGGGCGTGAAGTGGATTAGTCCCGAGTTGCGACGGGAAATGCAGAAGCTACAGATTTCCATTCCTGTTGAGTTCGTGTCGCTTGGGTTAGGTACTAAGGCGAAATCAAAGCAACTGAAAGCAAAACCAGTGCTTCGTTTGTTGGGGGATGAGCGACTATATTTTTCTAAATCCTGCGAAGGGTTGGAAGAAATCTATAACGAGATGGAGCAGTTTACCGGCACTAGCGATGACGTTCATGATGACATAGTGGATGCATTGTCATTACTGGTTAGTCAGTTTAGCGCGTATGCGGATATGGGTAGTAGGTTAGAAGTAACCAACGTAGATTATGCCGCCCACCAGAGAGAGGCTGAGCTTTCGGATTTGGTTTACTGTACTGGAAAATATTCGTATTTGAGTAGTAATATGGCGGCTGACGATAACCCACGGACGGCTTTTCAAGTTGAACAAGCACAGGCTGTGCAAGAGCCTGAATCCATTGATCCGTTTGCTGATTTGATGGGGTAGGAAGCTAAATGGCAGATTTGGTAAAAGATGGTAACGAAGGTCGGTCATTAACACCCCAAGACTACGGTCCCGGTGCGGTCCTAAAGACATTTGACGCCGACCTAGCTTTGGTTACGGGCGCTGCCCGTAGGGCAGAGTCATTCGTTACGAATAAGCAGTGGAACCTGCTTTGGCGTGATGCCGATTTGCTTTATCAGTCGCCCCGTCCTTTGACGGTATATGAAAATACTTATATCCTTGAGCCTAATGTGCAGCGATTCACAGTAGCCAAGGTTTTGAACGCCGTGGTGCCGCAGTTGTACAAGGGTCTTTTTTATACTGACCCTCCTTTTCTGCCGCGCCCTCGTCCGGGAACTTCTCAGAAAGTGGTGGATGCCAAGAAAACGCTTGCATCCGTGTTGCTCGATGAGTGCAACTTTAAGGCTGAGGTTCGCGCCGGGCTTGAGTGTATGGGTTTGTTTGGAACAGGTATTTGGAAGTGGGGTATTGATTATAAAGAAATAGAGACTATAACTAGAGAGCCAGATTCCGCTATTGCGTCCACTGGTAATACTGCTCCCGGAGCACCTGCCGAACAAGTTACCGTTCACAAGGATACGCCGCCAAAGTTAATCAGAAAAACGCGCATAGTGCCGAGACCGTTTTTTGAGTCGCGTCCTTTGGATAAGGTGCTGGTTGATCCTAAAACTTATATTGGTGACATTCGTCACGCACGGTATGTAATTGACGTGCGTTATGTAGATTTTTACGACATTGATAAAATTCGTAAGGCTCTCGCTGAATTACCGGAAGATCATCCTGACCGTAAAGGTTGGAGATTCCCGATGGACGAAAAGGGTCTTATGTCGTGGTGGTTTCCACCTAACCAGAATTCCACGGCAGCGCCTCTGGCAGTCGAGTTAGCAGCCGAAGCGAAGGGGTTTGTTCACCATGCTCAAGACGCCAATGTACAGGCTACTCCTGATATGCTGGCAACCAAGAAAGAGTTACTTGAGTATTGGGATAAGGGACGCAAGATTTTCGTTCTGAGTAGAGAGCACGTTATGTACTCGGGCGATAATGAGTTCAAAAAGGTTCCGTTTCTTTCTGCAAATTGGTGGAATAGATCAAGGGCGTTTTATGGCATGGGTCTTGGGTTGATTGTTGGACAGAATCAAAGAGTTGACCAAGGTACAATTAACTCTATTCTTAAAATTCTGTCATTTGGTATTAACCCTGTGTATCTTCGTAGGAGAGATTCAAACGCACCGACGCAAATGATGCGTACAAGTATCGGCAAGATTTTTACGGTAGATGCTCCTTCTGATGGAGATTTGTCGAAGGTTTACAAGTTACTTGAGACACCAAAGGTGCCGGATGGCATTTGGCAAGCACTAGGAGAATCCGAGAAAGCAACAGAAAGTTCCTCTGGTGCCGATCAAGCACTTGTGCAAGGATCAACAGCCGGGCCTAGAAACGGCATGGGCCGCACTGCTGGTGGTGCTGGCATTCTGGCGAATGCTAGTGCGACTCGCTTGGATGGACCGTTAGATAATTTTATAGACCAAGTGTTTTTGCCATTCATGTATATTCTTGATGGTTTGATTTTTTGCTATCTCTCTGATGCCGAGATTTTCAATATTCTTGGCGATGAAATGGGCAAGGATTATGAACTCAACTTTAAGGAATTCCATGACGGTCGTGTTGAGTATGAGATTCTTGCTGGTGCAAGCCTTGCGGCAAAGCGCACCATGGCACAGTCAATGATGTTGATTACTCAGTTTCTTGAGAATCCGGGTGTGCAGGAAAATCTGGCTGACATTAACGGCGAGTACATTGATTTCAAACCGATCTTTAGTATGTGGATGGAAGCGACTGAGTGGAAAAATAAGCAAGACATTCTCAAGCCGCTTACGCCTGAAATGTTGCAACGTAGGCAACAGAAGTCCCAAGCGGCCCAAGCGCAATCTAAAGCGGCTATCACTGCTCAGAGTAATCAGCAGAAATTCTTACAGAAGTCTGCTTTACAGCAGCAGTCGGCTGACGATAGAATTAAACGCGACCTTGTTGTAGCTTCATTCAGGGATAGTTCAATGAGCGAAGCTACTGAGGGCGTTCCATCTACGGGTGGACTTGAGGGTATGATGCCCTCAGTGGTCTAATCATTTGACCGGAGGAGGGAAAGGTTAAATGCAGGACGAGAAAGCATATTTTCCAGAAATCACATTGACAGACGATGAACGGGCACAGTTGATGCAAACTATTACAACTCCCGGTCAAGTAGTTTTCAATAAGATTTTCAAATCTGTAGTTGATGGTTACACTACTTATTTGTTAAACACGCCAGAAAACGACAAAGACTTACTTTTTGCGCGTTTTTTGATGAGTAAGGTAGCTGCGCAATTGTTTACGTCACTGGTCAATCATGTGAACTCTGAAATAGCGACGTATAAAGAGTATATGGCACAACATAAGTCTAATACTCCCTCAGACGACACTGAGGGCGTGTTGGATATTGGTGAGCGTCCTAGTACACCAGATGACGTGGAACGTGACGAATCACTTGATCTGCTTATTGAAGGAGGAGTTTAATGGCAGAGAACGTAGATAATAACGCCGTACAGGACGGTGAATCACAGGTGCCTGTAGTGGCCGAGACCGTTGCTGTTGCACCAGTTGAGCTTCCTGAACTTCGGTATGTTTATCAGCCTAAAGATGAGGAAGGCAGACCACTCGGAGCAAAGCAGGTTATCAAGTATAGGACTTCTGAAGAGTTGGCAGATAAGTTGGCGGAACAGAACACGCTTTTGGTTAGAAAGTTGCGCTCTGTTACGCGCCAGAATCGTCTTGGAACTGCGGAAGCTGATGAAATTCCTGCCGAGTCTGCTAAGTTTGCTGAACCTATTTCATTTAAGCCGGTTACTCTTACTGATGAGCAGAGAATACAGATTTCTCGTGATTTGCTAGACCCTGAAAAGTTTGACGAAGCTAGTGATGCACTGGTTACTGCTAAATTTGGTGTGCAGCCTGAGAAGATTATAAAGACTCTTGCAGAAGTGCAGGGCACGAATATTCGTATTCTTGCCAAGATTGAGTCTGATGCGTTTGTAGCTGCCAATCCAGATTATGTTAAGTGTAATGGCAATTTTGAGGCTATTACAAGTTGGATGGTGCGTTACGATTTGGCTCCAAC